CGCATTGGACGATTGGAACCGTCAAACTCTATATAATAGTCCTATAGAACAAATGAAAAGGCTTAAAGAAGCTGGATTAAACCCTAATTTGGTATATGGATCTGGACAAGCTCAACAACCGGCACAGCCAGTTAGAGGCACAGATATGAAAAGTTGGAACCCTACCCCACCCCAGGTTGACTTGGGCGAAGCAGTCAGGGGATCATTATCAGCTGAACAAGCAATATTAAATCAGCAATTAACAAAAGCAAATATTGTAAAAACAATTGCAGATAGTGGATTAAAGCAAAAAGCATTAGATTATTATGATGAAAACTTTAGAATTAATAAAGAATATAAAGAAGCTCAAACAGTATTTTTAATAGATGATAACCAAAGAAAAGATTTAAAAAATACACAAGATTTAGAAGAAAGCGCAGCTAGAATTTTAAAAATAAATGCTGACAAAGCAAATACAGAACAAGCAACAAGGAACGCCAAACAAGCATATAATAATCTTATCATTGATGGTAAGATGAAAGAACTGCAATTAATGTGGAAAACAATGGGATTAGACAACGATGCTGAATTTTTAGAAGTATTGTTAGCAAGAGCAGTATATGACCCAGCAAAAGCAGATAAAGATTTAAAAAGATATATTGAAGCTGTAAAACAAGTTAGTAAATCAGGATTTCAAGCAGTAGGCGAAATGGGAGCAGATTTTGCAGATTGGATAAAGTCAAAATTTGGATTTAAGAAAAACTAAGTAAAAACACACATTTTTTAAAAAAATGTGTTGTATTTAGCAAAAAATATTAAATGATTTTGGTAATTCGTATAACGTTATTAATCAGTTATTAATATAATATAAATTATAGGAAAAATAGTCATTTATTAAAAACTAAAAATCAGTTAAAAAATGAGAAAAAAACGTCGGTCACGACTCTATTCAAAAAAGAATCGTATTCGTAGATCAAGAACAAAAAAATTGAGAACCTACTACGTTTCGCGTGGTGGAATTAGATTATAAAAATTCAAAAATTAATAAAATGGCAAAACCAAACATTTTTAATTCGGTACAAGTATCGAAACCAAAGAAAAACGTTTTTGATTTAACACATGATGTTAAGATGTCAGGTAAAATGGGACAATTAACTCCAGTTTTAGTACAAGAATGTGTACCCGGAGATAGTTGGCAAATTGGGTGTGATAGTTTAATCAGATTTGCCCCACTTATTGCCCCAGTTATGCATAGAATTGATGTTTCAGTTCATTACTTTTTTGTTCCTAATCGTATAGTTTGGGAAAATTGGGAAAAGTTTATTGTTGATGCAAATACATCTCATGTACTCCCATATTTAGATTATGGAGCTGGTGCATCTATATGGAATAATTATACAAAGTTCATGGATTATATGGGTGTGCCACCCAATCCTCTTACTGGACAAGTAACAAATATTAATGCAATTCCATTTGCTGCATATCAAGCTATATATAATGAATATTATAGAGATCAAAATCTTGTACCACCAATAGATTATAAATTAATTGATGGAAATAATGGCCCAGGCATGACAGCCACTTGGGAAAAATGGGTAACAATGCGTAATCGTGCATGGGAACACGATTATTTTACTAGTTCATTACCATTTGCACAAAAAGGTGCAGCAGTAGATATCCCCTTGGGTACGGTTAATGGCGATGCTGAAGTATATATTAACAATTTAATTGGCCCTTCAACTCTTCAAGCTGCAGCTGGTAATAATGCAGATGTTCAAAATTTGTTATCTGCAGAGCCCACAATTTTAAATAATCAACTATTTGCACATTTGGATGACATACAAATTGGTGCAACTACTATTAATGACTTGCGTAGAGCTTTTAGATTACAAGAATGGTTAGAAAAAAATGCAAGAGGTGGTACTAGGTATATTGAAAACATTTTGATGCATTTTGGTGTAAAATCCTCTGATAGTAGATTACAAAGACCAGAGTACATAACTGGTATTAAAACTCCAGTTGTTATTTCCGAAGTTCTTAATACAGCGGGTACTTTCAGCGGTTCAACAGCTACTTCACCTGTACAAGGTAATATGGCTGGACATGGCGTTGCAGTATCAACCGGCAAATATGGTAATTATTTTTGTGAAGAACATGGTTATATCATTGGTATTATGTCAGTAATGCCTAAGACAGCTTATCAACAAGGTATTCCAAAAACATATCTTAAAAGTGATCCTTTAGATTTCTTTTGGCCTTCATTTGCACATATTGGAGAACAACCAGTACAAAATCAAGAACTAATGGCTTACTCGGGAGCAAGCGCTACACAAACATTTGGTTATGTTCCTAGATATGCTGAATATAAATTTAATCCTAGTAGAGTCGCTGGAGACTTTAGAACAACTTTAGATTATTGGCATTTAGGTAGAAAATTTAGTACGTTACCAGCATTGAATCAAACATTCATTGAATGTACACCAGCTCAGGTAAATAGGATATTTGCAGTTCAGAACAATGATGATACGTTGTATTGTCAAATACTGCACAAGATTAGAGCAGTTAGACCTATGCCTAAGTTTGGAACACCAATGTTTTAAATATGTCAACAAGATGTATTACACCATTTTACAAGAAGTTGGAAATAGTAAACGGAGTTACAACCGGATACGTTCCATTTCCTTGTGGGAAGTGTCCACCTTGTTTACGAAGAAGAATATCAGGTTGGTCTTTCAGGTTAGTAAAACACGGGGAGCGGTGCAATTCCGCTCTCTTTGTTACACTTACTTATGATGATGAAAAAGTACCAAAAACAGCAAGTGGACTAATGACACTTCAAAAGTCAGATCTTCAAAAGTTTTTTAAACGATTAAGAAAAAAGACTCATGAGAAAATTAGTTATTATGCAGTTGGAGAGTATGGGGATAACACTCAAAGGCCCCACTATCATATTATTCTTTTTAATGCTATTCCTAGAATTGTTGAGGCTGCTTGGACAATTGATACTTGTAGCAATGGTCATTGCCATTTTGGTGATGTGTCTGATGCCAGTATCGGATACACTCTTAAATATGTAAGTAAAGAAAAGAGAATTCCCATGTACCAGGGTGATGATAGACAAAAAGAATTTGCTATTATGAGTAAAGGATTAGGAAAAGATTATTTAAATGAAAGGACAATAAAGTGGCATAAAGACAAGCTTGAACAAAGGTGTTATTTACCATTAAAAGATGGTAAAAAGGCATGTATGCCCAGGTATTACAAAGACAAATTATATAACGATGGTGAAAAGTTTCGTATTTCAGTTTATCAAGAATATTTACAAGAGTTGGAAGAACCTATTCCAGAAAGAATTAAAGTAGAACAAGATATTAACGCGTTTAGACGCGCACATAAAAAAGCTAAACAAAGGCAAAAAATTTAATTATGGAAAATTTAGTAAAACACCCATTTAATGCGGAACAATTTCCGTATGAGGGAGAAGTTAACAACGAACCTAGTCAGACAGTTCCGGACCAATCCATGGGATTGCGCGAACTCTTAGTTAGGTATGCAAAAGGTCTTCCTTTGGAGGGAGCAAAAACACCCATATTTGAGGGTGAAGACGGTAGTGAGATAGATGTGGAAAAGTTAGATTTGGCAGAACGTGAAGAACTTGCTGAACAAGCAAGAGAAGAACTTAAAAATCTTACAAGTAAGATTAAAGGCGATATAGAAAAAGCCAAGTCAAAGAAAAAGTCAGTAATTACTGACGTTGAGGATATTTCCGAAACAAGTGAAAAATGAAAAATAAACCCTTATTTTTTTTAAAAGAAGGCACAGCCCCAAAGGGGCTGAGCTACGCAATTAGCACTAATACATACTTGATATATTAGTGCTAATTGACACTAAGCCCTAAAAAGGCGGTAAAAAAGTAAAGAGGACAAGGAGGTACGACGCGAACGATAAACGATTTAAAAGCCTAAAAAGGGCATTAGAGTAAATAAAAACAAAGTTATGGATCCAGTAACAGCATCATTAGCTATAGCAGGAACACAGTTAGCTAGTCAAGGAATTAACGCATTTAGTACATCAAGCATGAACCGCAAAACACGCGAGTGGAACGAAGCTATGTATCAAAAACAGCGTCAAGACGCATTGGACGATTGGAACCGTCAAACTCTATATAATAGTCCTATAGAACAAATGAAAAGGCTTAAAGAAGCTGGATTAAACCCTAATTTGGTATATGGATCTGGACAAGCTCAACAATCGGCACAGCCA